GTAAGCTCTCTTACTACAGTAACATCTATGTGGTGAAAGATCCCAAGAACCCTGAGAACGAGGGTCGTGTGTTCCTGTACAAGTATGGCAAGAAGATCCATGATAAGATCCTTGCTGCCATGCAACCCGAGTTCCAAGATGAAGAACGTGTGAACGTGTTTGATCTGTGGGAAGGTGCTAACTTCAAACTGAAGATCAAAAAGGTTGCTGGTTATTGGAACTACGATAGTTCTGAGTTTGATAGTGTGTCTGCTCTTTCGGCAGATGATACTGCGCTAGAGAAAGTCTGGAAGAGTGAATACTCTCTGGAAGCATTCTCTGGTAAGGAGAACTTCAAGACTTACGAGGAACTTGAAGCTCGTTTGAACCTTGTTCTAGGTCTCACTTCACGTCCTGCTCGTCAGGTTGTGGATGAAGATGAGGAAGAGTTTGAACCTGTAGTTGAAGAACCTACTTCGTTTCGTTCTCGTGTGAGTGCTGTTCCTAGTCCTGTCAAGGCAGAAGCAGTTGTAGATGATGACGATGCGCTGTCCTACTTTGCTCGTCTTGCTGAGGAAGACTAAACACCAACTCTCTTGAGTTGCTGTGAAATATAATCTCCCGAAGATTTATACAAGTTCTTAGCACGGAATTCATCTACAAAAAATTGGAGGTATCCACCTTTCAATAGGTAAATCTCTCTCTTCTTTTCATTTTCGGTAGTGTAGTAATCCATAACTGTCACAGGTTTGGAAACTACATTACCGCTTTTTATTACATAGGTAGTGCCATCCCAGTATTTGAATGTACTGTTATAGAAAGTTTGATCAACAACTAGACCACCCTTGAGTGCGATGACTGGTTCTGTCTCACCAAAGTCTGTAGTTATTGTATATCCAGCTGGAACTTCAACTGTTTCGTAGTGATGAATCGTTCCGTATGGATTATCATACTCACTCTCAATAGTTTTTTGTAATTCATAGTTAGTCAAGGGCCAATTATGTAGAGGGTTGATGATGTTGTTTGTGATTAGTACAACCCAGTCATAGAATGGATCACCATATGCTAGTTCTGCTACATTAGATGGTCTTTGCCCATCTTCTATAGAATATTTGTTAAAGTATACGGCATAGGAAAATACATCTTGATTGATTTGATAACGTCTAAAGAAATTTTTTGCTTCAACATAATCAGATTCCGAGAAAGGATAACTGATTGGTTTTTCATCGTACTCGATGTTTGGGATAAGTGAAAAGTACATGTTAGTATCCGCTTCCTATATCTTCTGAATAAAGTAGTTTTGTTTCGGTTAGAGAAATTTTAATATCAGCAGCTACTGGCACTCCACCTGAATGTGCAGCATAAACACCATCTGATGTGTAATTTACATCAAAATCTGTAATAGTACATACCTTCATATTTGGTAAGTATTTGTGTGGTGCATTACCATTCATAAAATATGGTTGTACGAGATTTGGATTTTTAATAAATCCTACACTTTGACTTGCAGAACCCTCAAGAAAGTCACCACCAGTTGTTCTATTGCCCGTGTAAGATGGCAACATCGCTCTTTTAAATGTTGCAATAATTCCCTCTGGTCCAAAAATTACCTTAGCTTCGGGTTCATTATATGGAACTAGTTTATATGAGAATGTAAATGTTCTTAGATCATGCCCACCAAAAATTAATTCTGCATTAGGATTTAAAATTTGTCCTCCAACTGAAGAAAAAATATCATTTGTGGTAACACTATCACCTGTTATACTTCCTATAATCGCTGACACAGCTTGAGCCCCAAGTTGTGCTGGAGCTCTTTTTGCTGTTTGATTAGCCATGCTTGCCAACTTCTGCACCATAAGTCCTATGTCGCCATCAGCTCCAGCACCAGCTCCAGCTAACACACCAGCAGCAATATTTCCAAACTTTTTACCATCCCAATTTGCTTTGTAAGATGCACTAATACCTTCTGGCATATACAATACAATTTGTGGTAACTTAGAGGATACTAAGTTCTTGTTGTCCTTTGTATATACACCACTAGCATTATAAGCTTCTAGTGATAGTGAAGCATCTTTATTTTGAAATGGTGGCTTATAATTAAAAAATTCAAATATCATATAGTCAGCACTTGTATAATCGATATCCTTTGGATATCTTAAACTAGCTGGTTCTGGAGCTGTAGTGGTTGTGTTTGCTGGAGTTGTTTTGCCACTTATTGGTGCCCTTGTTCCACCAGCATCATGTAGTTCTTTACTAATTTCATTCCAATCATTTCCATCCCATTCCCAGTATTTAGTTTGGGATTTACCACCAGGAGTATTCCCTGTAGTTTTTTTAAGTTGCCCAGGTGATGTCCCAGCGATTCCTGGTTTTTGTGCTCCTCCCATTTATTTTACCCTTTCTATATCAGATGATTTGCCATAACTTTTAATAATTCTACGAGATTTGATTTTGTCATAGAATTTTTCATTTGTTTCCGCCCAAACCAATTCATGATCGTATGGAAACTTATGACCTTGAACATCCTTAACAAATTCTTCTACTGGTAAGAGGATAGCAGTATCCCATTCAACAGAGGCTAAGTCCAAGAACAATCCCTCAACATGTGCGTTTATATATTTATGAATGCATACCTTAGGCATATCAATTATGCCTTTCATTAGTTTTTGTACTACTAAAATTCTTTTCTTTGGTGAGAGATAGTGTAAGTTTGCACCATAGAAATAATCATTACCAGAAGTTTTCAAGACATAAACTAATGGGTTGGCATCATAGTAAGGTAACCATTTCATTTTTGCTTTGTATTCAAACATGTAAAGATGTCCTTGCTTTACGTAATGACGTATGAAGTTTTCATCTTGTTCTTTTTCTTTACCTACACTATCTCTCTTCTCATCTCTTATGAAACGATTAGAATCTTTTTTATATTTACTTGCTTCGCTTTTGACTGCAGCACGATACCATGATAATGATTGTTTTTTACCTCCAGTTTTTGCTGTTATTCTTTCAAACAGAGTTTTATATCCTGGTTGTTTATTAACGGTGTTTCTTTGTATGTCCTGGAAACCTTCTGGCATGGCTATACTCCTAAGTGGTCTTCGGTGAGTATCAAGAAGTTCATCTGCCTATCTTCACAATACTCACGGGCGGCGGACCATTTAGCTTGGTTCTTTACAAAGGTTAGTGCAGCATTACGATAGGCAACAGTTTTTTTGTTATTGTCATTTGGTGGTAGTGTTTGTCTTTTGGGTTTGATTTCAATAATATACTTAGCGATCTTGCCATCCTTTTCACGAACCTTGATATAGAAGTCAGGATAGTAGCGTCTAACTTTTCCATCTGGGGCACGATAAGGAATGATTACCTCCTCACTACCCCATTCTATAATCGATGAGTTGTTATCACAGAACACCATGAACTTTCGTTCCCATAGCGAGCGATAGATAACACGAGTTGGGTTACCACGATACTTTTCTGGATTGACTGGTTTGTATAACCCAGAGTATGCCATAAATATAGTTGTACCAACATAGGTATTTAGCGTGTCAGCAGTAAAAAGTATAGACGTATTTTTACAGACCATAGCTGGTGCTGGTGGTATGTCCTTCAGTAACAACTGGGATATTGAATTTAGAATTCCTGCAGCTGCAGGGAATGATCTTGCCGCTGTTCTTGGTCCTTACATCACAAACGGTCAAAAGGACGAGCAAATTATTCGTTTATTATGTGATGAAGCACAGTTACCTAATGTGAATAGTGCTACTGGTACTATTAATGGGCGTTACCTTGGATCAGGATCTGTAAATTATGCACATACTAGGGTTTATAGTGATTTTTCTCTAGGTTGGTCATGTGATGCTGACCTAACACCCCTTAAGTTTTTGACTAAATGGAATGATTTTATTTTTGAAGATGGACCAAAAGAATTAAGTAACGAAAAATTTGAATTATCTAAACTAAAAAGTAGAATAACAAAAAATTCTCGTGGTAAAAATAGATCTATTCGAGTAAGATATCCAGAAGATTATATGTGTGATATTGTTATCACCAAAACTGAGATCTCACCCAACGCTGCTAATGGTAGACCACCCATCGCATACTATATTGAGCAAGCATTCCCCTATGCAATTGATGCTATACCACTTGCTTATGGTGCATCACAAATTACCAAGGTGAGTGCATCATTCTATTATACACGTCATCATACATTCTTTATCAATACTAAGAACGAACCAACCGCATCAGTTAGAAACAAAACGGATGTAGTAAGTTGAATTTTAAATAACACAAATTTGGAAAAAAATTTTCCGCCAAAAAATTGAGTAAAAAAGTCGCACTAAATATTATTATGAACCGAGGTTATTATTATGGCTTTGCCAAAACTAGAACATCCAACATATGAACTTGAGATACCTTCTACTGGAAAGAAGATCAAGTATCGTCCGTTCGTTGTAAAAGAAGAAAAAGTATTACTACTTGCTTTGCAAAGTGAAGATGCAGATACTATTCAAAGTGCAGTAAGAGATCTTCTATCTGCATGTATTCAAACAAGAGGTGTAAAGATTGATGAGTTAGCAACATTCGATCTTGAATATCTTTTCTTACAAATTCGTGCTGCATCTGTAGGAGAAATAATTGAAATGCAGGTAACATGTCTTGACGATGGAGAAACACAAGTTACTACACAAATTAATTTACATGATGTTAAAGTTGTTAAACCTGAAGGACATACCAATAAAATCATGCTTGATGATAAGGTTGGTTTGATGATGAAGTATCCTGGTTTCAATAGATTTGTGGAGGGATCTATTGTAGAAAAAGAAGTCACAACAGATGATGTTTTTGAAATTCTTGCTGATAGTATTGATCAACTATTTGATGAAGATAATGTTTATGATAGTTCTACTACCACAAGAAAGGAAAAAATTGAATTTGTTGAGAAGTTTACTAACGAACAGTTTGAAAAAGTACAAAAGTTTTTTGATACTGCACCAAAACTTCAGCATACTTTTAGTGTAGTCAATCCAAAAACTGGGGAGAGTTCCGACTATACTATTGAAGGACTACAAAGTTTTTTCGGATAGCACTCTTCCACAATACTCTGGAAGGGTATTATAAAACTAATTTTGCTTTGATGCAGCACCATAAATATAGTTTGACAGAGATAGAAAATTTATATCCATGGGAGAGACAGGTATATGTTTCTCTGCTATTGCAATATCTCGATAACCTCAAACAAGAGCAAGAGAACCAAAAAAGATAATGGCATCTGGAACAACAGGTCTTAGCGATACTAGAAGCGATAAGAATGTTGTCGCTCAGATTGCCCAGCTTTCATGGGAGAAGGTAAAGTCTGCTGAGAAGATGGCAGGTGCTGAAAAAAAGTATGCAAAAAAGAAACTTGGAGTAGGTGAAGAAGGCGGACTTACTCAAGAAGAATTTTCACAGAGATATGGCAGAGGATCATTCTTCCGCAAAGCATTAGGGAGCGAGTTTGGTGGTGATAAAATTGCTAGGAATCGTGGAAGAGTAGAAAGTTTTTTTGACAAAGATGTTCCTGCTGGTAGAGATCCTACAAAATCTAAACGAGGTAGATATCGTGAAGGATTTGAGTATCCAGAAGTAGAACCAAAAAGTCCTATGGTTGGTAATAAACCAAAGACTGAAAGAAAAGCAGAAGAAGGAGAGAAAAAATCAAGTCGATCAAGTCGTACTGCTATCAACGAAGCGATGGCATCTGCACTTGCTGGTATTGAAATTCAACTTACTAAACTATCAGAGAAATTTACAAGTACAGTATCAGTTCCAGAAGGTTTAATTGAAGTTATCAATAAACAGAGTCAAATAATTACTACTGGATTTGATGGTCTCAGTAAAGCACTCTATACACTACTTGGTTCAATTCAAAAACAAACTGCAACGATGGTTCGTCTGGACCAGGAGCAGAAGAATTTAGATGCTAAAAATCTTGATAGACAACAAGCATTAGATGAAGAGAATGCATTAGAGGAAGGAAGTGCAAGTGCTGGAAATGCTGCAGTAACTGGTTTTGAGAAGATTGGTGGCAAAGGCGGTGGAGGTGGATTGTTTGGTAGGATGTTTGGTTCTAAGGTACTGGCAAATAAGATTGGTAGGAGAGGTGTTGCAAGAATGGGCACACGAGCAGCAGCTGCAGTTGGTGGTAAAGGTGCTGCTAAGTTTATGGGTAAAGCAACTGGTAAGGCATTTGCAAAAGCTGGATTAAAAAGCGGACTGAAAAAAATACCTCTACTTGGTTTAGGTGTAGGCGCTTTCTTTGCAGCGCAGAGAGCGATGAAAGGTGACATACTAGGTGCTGGACTTGAGTTGGCATCAGGTGCTGCTAGCATGATTCCTGGTGCTGGTACGGTAGCATCGTTAGGTGTAGATGGTGTACTGGCGGCAAGAGATGCTGGTATTGTGCCATTTGCTAAGGGTGGCATGGTAACTAAACCAATGTTTGGTGTCGTTGGTGAAGGGAAAGATCCTGAGATGATTACACCATGGAACAAGAAAACATTTGAAATGATGAATAAGGCAAGACTTGATGCCATCATGAAAAATAGAAATAAATTTGCTGATGTTCAAGCAACAGGTTTAGAAGAATATTACGAAAATAGAGGTGGATGGAAAAGATTTGGTGAAATTTTAATGAGTTTATTTGGTGGTAGTGGTACACCACCAGGACCTAATCCAGATATCGATATAGATTATTCCAATTTAGAATCTGGTGATATATCATCTACAGCAGGAAAAGTTGCTACTTTATATGATGAATTTAGAGATCTTGGGTATACAGAGGAAGCTTCAAAAAGAATAATTGCTGAAGTTGGTAGAGAAGGTAGCATGAGTAATAAAAATCTATTTGGAACCCATACGGATCCAAAAGCTGGAATATCAAATACTGGTATGTTCAGTTGGAATGATACAAGAAGGGATGCTCTAATTTCTGCGGCAAAAAAAGCTGGAGTGTGGGATGAATCAAAAGGACAATTAAAAGAAACTGCAGAAGCATTAAGATTTCAAGCAAGATTTGCTGACTATGAAATAAAACAAATGGGTGCTGGAATTCATGAAGCTTTAACAACCCAAGGAACTTCTGGTGCTAAAATTTCTCAATTATTAAGAGACAAAGTTATAAGATATGATGCATCTTATGCTGGTGGTGTTGATGCTGAGTATGGATCAAATAGAACCGAAGACTGGTGGAAAACATTAAAATTGGATACTAATTTAGAACAAACAAGAACAACATCAGATCGCACAGAACCCCCACAAGAACCAATTTCCAAAATACCAGAAGAAAACCAACTTGGACAAGCGATTAAGCAAAATTTTGGAATGGACACAAATGATTCAAGATTTTTTGACGTTCCTGGTTATGGGAAGATTGAGGCGTATAAAACAACCAAAGGTTTTGACTTTTTTAAAGATAGAACAAAATTAAGTATGCACCCTTCAAGACCACAAGCAAAAGCAATCTATGAGTATTTTATAAAGACTAATGGCGGTCAAAAACTTGATGGTAATGAACAGTCAAGTAGATTGTTGTCAGAATCACAGAATTATTCTACAAGGAAAGCAACTAGTGGTCCAAACGTTCAAGTCTCTGTAATTAATGGTGGAGGTTCTGATGCTGCCGTACCAAAGGAAAATAATGCTCCTCCTGGTCTTGGAAGAAAAGATCTTTCACCTGCATTTGCTGAGGTTAACATAGGATGAACCCAGCACAACCGCCAGAAGGAATACTAGATCCCGAAAAACCTTATTGGTCTGCTGATAGGGTTGGCGAGGCAACTTGGTTGCGTCTCAAAGGTAATCTAACTGGTAGACGAGTAGAGGGGTTGAGCGAAAACTTCACATCCTATGTAAAACTTGGTGATGCTGATGCTGATAAGTTAATTGAAAACCTTAAAAAATGGGGTAAGTATCCTCAACTAAATCAGACGGATAAGTCTGGTGGTGCATATAATGCTGAAGCATACCAGAAGTGGTTGGTAGAAGAGTTCCTTGAGAAACCATTTAGAGAACAAGTAGATCAGAAGATTGAAGATCGCCAGGCAGCAAGAGCAATCGCTGATATTCTGAATAGAAAAGCAGCAAAGCAAGCAGTAGAATTAACAACTGATGTCATAGAAGATCCATGGGGTGAAGCAACAACACCACCAAAACAATATGCTGTAGTTCCTACAACTAAACTATTACCACCAGCAAAAGAAACAGAAGAAGAGAATAAACCAGAAGCAAAGAAGAAGAGAGGTTCTAGTCTTGCCAAATCTATAACAAAAACCTTCGCAAGAATGGAAACCCACTTTCAGAAACTATCAGAGTTATCTGAAGTATCAGAGGGAAATGTTACAGAAATTTCTGATGCGTTTAGAATACAAAGTGCTGCTTTATCAAAAGGATTTTTAGATACTGGTACAGTAATTGCAAAAATTAGTCAGGTAGTAGATCTTCAAACATCTACGATGATTAGGATTGCTAAAAGCAAGAAGGACTTAGATCAAAAAAATCTGGATAGACAAGAAGCTCTTAATGAAGAGGCAGAATTAGAAGAGCAAAGTTCTTCTTCTGGTAATGCTCAAGTCAAAGATACTACTAGTAGTTCTAGACCAGGAGCAGGCGGCGGAGGTGGTGGTGGTGTAGTCGGAAAGGTCCTTGGTGGATCTGCCCTTGCTAACTTTGTTGCTGGTAAAGGAATGAAGAAGATAGCTGGTGCTGTAGCATCTTCTGGAGTTGCTAAGAAAGTAACGGAGGTAGCACTCCGCAAAACACTTGGTAAAGAAGCAGCAGAAGGAGTTGCAAAGAATATTGGTAGTGAGGTAGCAGAAAAAGGACTTGCAAAGGGAGCTGCTAAAGTTATTGGTAAAAAAATACCTTTGATTGGTCTTGGTCTTAGTGCATTTTTTGCTGCAGAAAGAGCAGCAAAAGGAGATATGTTAGGTGCTGCACTTGAATTAGCTTCTGGTGCTTCTAGTACAATTCCTGGTCTTGGCACCGCTGCCTCAGTTGCAATTGATGCTGCCTTGATAGGTAGAGATGCTGGTGTTGTTCCATTTGCTAAAGGTGGATTAACACAGAAATCTACATTTTCTGGCAAGAGACCTGGAGTTACAGATCTATCACCAGATCTATTCAAGAAGATGTATCAGTATGAATTGGATTATGAAGCAAAAAATAAAAATAAATTTGGTAAACTATATGCAGATGGATATGAAAAGTATTTTGCAAAACCATCTCTTCCTGGTATTCTTGGTAACTTGCTGGGTGGTGTAGTTGAATTCTTTAAGAATATTTGGAACGGACTTCGGAACGGACTTGGTAGAGGTGCTAGAGGTCTTCTTGAATTATTTAATCCAAGAACTGGTACAACAACAAATGAATTTAAAGATGTTTTACCAGAAGGAAACCCGCAATTAACTAGTAGATTTGGTCCTAGGGCTATCTCATGGGGTACTAAAAATCATCAAGGTATTGATATTGGTGTTGATAGAGGATCCAGAGTTACAGCATTAGAAGACGGTGTAGTAAAAGACATTTATGAAAATTTTGGCGGGCATGGGCAAGCAGTTGTTATTGATCATGCTGATGGAACACGAAATGTTTATGGACATGTTGATGCTATAGCAAAAGTAGGAGATACAATTAAAAAAGGACATGTTATTGCAAAGGTTAAGTATTGGCCTGGTTCTGGAGCACAACCATCAGACAATACACATTTACATTTGGAAAGAAGAACTGGAACAGCATTTAAAGCTATTGACCCAGCACAATATTTAAATGAACGTGCGGCAAAGGCAAAACAAACACCAGAAGGTAAAGTAATTAGTTCTACTAAAATCAATGATATAACTTTTACAGAAAGAGAAGGTGGAAAATGTTATATAAATGGTAAAGAAGTTCCCAAAGACGTTTATGATAAAGAAAAAGAAAAAGCTCAGATGATTGAGGACGTTATGGGTCCCTCCTGGATTGAAGTTCAACCTAATCAGAACTTATTACAACAGGGATTGAAGGTACTCTCAGATTTAATACCAGGAAGAAAAGCTGGTGGTCCAGTATCTGCAGGTACTCCATATTTTGTTGGAGAAGGTGGACCAGAACTGTTTGTTCCAAAAGAAAGCGGATTTGTTATGAATAATCAAAAAACTGCTGGTCTACTTGACTTCCTGCCTGGAACAGGAAGAGTTATGGCTCCAACTGGAGGGAATATTGGATTCCAAAACAAGTTTTTGGGACTCAATATTGGTGGTAGAGAAACCCTCCCACAAAGTAGAACTTATAGAGAGGAAGATGTAAAAAGATACAATAAATTAAGAGCACAGCAAGGAACTAATGATCGTCTTGTAAAAGATATGTTTGGAAGACACTTTAGTTATACTGATTCTACATCACCTACATCACCAAGACAACCTGCAACACCATCAACTAGTAAGAATCGCTACGGTGAAGAAGGAACAAATGATCCTCTGACAAAGACGATAAGAGGAATAAGAGACATGCAATTTTCTGAAAAGAAACTAAGAGCTATTGAAGAAGCACAAGGTAGACCTCTTGGCAATACAACATATGGTGAAACTCAGAAACAATTGATGGATCAATATGGAAGATCAACTTATGGCGAACAAAGAAGATTATTATTGGGACCACAATCTAGTGCTCAACATGTGGAACAATTAGTAGCGATGGCACCACTAGAGGAAAAAATAGCATCTAGATTTCATATTATTAGTGTAAATAATACTAACACAGTTCCTGTCTTTATATCATTAGAGCAATCTGGTACACCATCGAACGCAGGATTAAAAGATCTTCACCACGCACGTATGGTATAATGGCAAAAGAACAAGAACAATCTAGATCATGTAAGATTAAAAAGTGTGTCATCTATTCTGCAGATGGCAAGAAGAACCGTAATATTGAAACTTTGGTCGGTGTATTTAATTACAACGAAAGTATTATGTCACCATTTGTTGCTGGTAGTATAGTTATTGCAGATAGTGGTGGTTTGTATAATAGTTTACCTATTCA